GCTTGATGCCACACAATCCAATGTTGCGCCTGTTTTATTGTTCCAGTTACTAAAGCTTGAGTCACTTGATAATTTTCTTTGCCATTGGTAAGTTAATCCATCGCCATTAGCTATACAAAAGAACATAACCTCATCGCCTTCGCTACATATTACGTTCTGCGGTTGAGTTGTAATTACAATACTAGGGTATTTCGTTTCCCCAAACACCTGTTTCACTTGCTCTAATCCTTTTTCAGTTTTAACCCACACCTTAGCAATTTGCTCTAATCCTTTTTCAGTTTTAACCCATCCTTTAGGACCGTTAGCTTCCATCTTAGGTAACGTGATTTTTAAAGAACTCCAGGGCTGTACCTTTGGTTCGTGCGGAGATGATGAAGTATTGTTTGCGTACCACTGGATAGTAGCACTTCCATTCCCTTCATCATCGTGTGTTACTTCAAATGTAAGATCTATAGCAATCGTATAAATCTTTGGATTTCTAGATTGTTTAACACTAGCTGTTTTCGAAGAATTTCCGTATTTAGCTCCTACTGTTAATGTCCCATTATTATATTCGTTAGACGGGTTTTGCTTGTCGTTTACAAATTGTACGATGTTTACTTGCGTTTTTCTTGCATCCACATCTTGTCTGTATTTGTAATCCAGTTGAAGGAACCAATGCCATTTTCCGCCAAACGTTAAGTAATCATCCCAAACTACAACACTTTTGTTTACCCATGATCCATAAGCCATAAACTACGAACTCGCTTTCAATTGGAGGTATATCTCCCCTAATTCCATTTGAGATGCTACCGGTTCTGTATATCCTAATGTGATCTTTCTAACCTTGTTTTCCAAAGCGTTAATATCGTTTAGTGCTGTGCTAACATTTCCTTCTAACGTTACTATTCTTGCTGTGTTTGCGTTTATCTTGTTTAGTAGATTTCCTGCTGTGTCGCCATCCAATGTACTCTTGATTGAATCCATAAAGGCCTCAAATTGCGCCTGAAGTCCTTCAATTGGTATTCTCTCTGTCCCGTCAACAACCAATCCACAGAACGTTTTATTCAGCCTTGTATCTTGGATGTTCGATGCACTGATTGATGAAGCGTTAGCAGGAACTTCGATAATCGCAATAATGATTTCATATTCTCCGGTATTTCTAACCGGTGATGTAGGCTTGTTTGCGTTCCCTTTTACATATTTTAAAACACATGTGTTGGTTGATTTCGTGTATCTAACAGATACATAATCGTATCTCTTAGTTGTACTTGGTGTATCTACTGTAATTGTTTCGTTTGATGAACTGCCATAAGTAATTCCACCTATTTCGTTTGTTCCTGTCATAAGAAATGCATAACCAGGTTTTACAGTTAAGACCAATCCTCCTGCCGAACTAACCTCTAAATCGGTTCCTGTTGCGTTAAAAATTCCAGAATATCTAGCTACATGGAATAATCTAACATCCTTAGCAGTATACGATGTATTATCCAATGGATAAGCTATTTGTGTCATTGTTTAGTTCCTGCCCTTCTATTTCAACTTGTAAAGTTGTCTTTACATCTTTTCCTTCTTCTTCGATGAAATTCGCTCCTACGATTCTTACGTAGGTTTTAATATTGTACTTTGTACTGATAGCCGGAACAATATCTCCGATATCATAGTCTTTCCCGAATATGCCGGATACACTATTTTGAACCAAATCGAACGAAAAACTGTTACATCCGTCTTGTATTTCATCCAGTTTATTGTTACCTCTATCAACAAGAGCCAATTGATATTCCGATTGACTGGTATAGTTCTCACTCTGTAGATCGCGAGCGTCAACGTACATCTCTTGGACTACTTCTCCGGCTGACCTATCAACAACAACCATAGTTCTATCGCTACCTTCGCCTTCGCCAAGAACGTAAGCTTTATTTTTGTATTTCTGCATATTCTGTGAATACTTTTGATTGATCATATTCCCAAGTCTGTCCGAGAATCGCACTCCATTTTTGTACGTTCCTTTATATAGCTTCAATACATTGGCCCCGTCACTTTCTTTGAAATTGATTCTGAATCCACATCCAGCCTTTTGACATACATCTGTTATTGTATTTATCAATTCATCATAAGTTGTCTCAATTTCAGAATCCAAAACTAAAGACAGCCCAGTTGTAGAAGCTGTCTCGATGTTTAGATTTCTTTTGTTGCTGTTCACCAAATTGTATAAAGATGTTTCCACGTTTTTAATTGTGGCTGTTGTTAAATTGATTCTGTCGTCTAAATTGTCTAGATAACCCTTTATTTCGATTTCGTTGCTCTCTTCATTCACATACTTGATAAACATGACTTCTTTTCGTTCTACACAAACAATACGATTGTCAGGTATCAAATACTCTCTATTTTCATCCGTTGCATATGCGTGTATTTCTGCTTGTCCTCGGTCATTATATCGAGGTTTCCATTGGATGCTTGAAGTATTTTGAAGTTGGCCTAACTTATTATTGTTCGGACCATATATTAAATATCTCATACTATACACCGGCCCTTATCGTATCGTATTCAATTCGAGCGTCTAGATTTGATTCATTAATATCAGCTCCATAACGAATATTGTTTATTCCGACATTCAGCAAAAAGAACACGCTCTCGAATGTAGTATATTCAAACACATTAATTTCTTCTCCATCACGATACAAACGACAATAACTATCATTTGCGTATGTACTGATTACCAGTTTGTCTCCAAGAACCAATTCTAGATTAGTTAATTTTATTTCTTCTTGAGTATCTACATTAATTACGTACGGCCCTTTGATGTCGTTATCATCAGCTGTCATAGTTATTTTGAATCCGGTTTCTATAGTTCCTAGATTTCGTATTTGTCTTAACGGTTGAAATTGTTTACTCGATATCTTCCATGAAACAGTAGAGCTGTAACTTCTCGGAAATGAGAAGTTTGATACTGTTGGACTAAATTCCAAGAACTGATTATCTGTATCTCTAGGATATGGATATCCACATTGAACAACAAACTGGAAGTTCTGATATTCAACACCATTACTTATTTCCGGACTCTCCTTAACGGTAACATCCCAGCATACATCTAGTCCTTCAATCGTATTAATGTATCTCAACTGACCTTTATCTCCAGGAAGAATAATGGCTAATAGTTGATATCTCTTATCCTTGTCGTATCTATATCTACCCTCGATTGTTTGAGGTTTGGATTTAATTCCAACACCCGTTACTGTAGATCCTATCTGATTTATAGTAGTTGTCTCATCAATGTCGGCTGAGTTGGAGGTTAGTCCATCCCAGCTCGTAATTCTAATACCACTCTCTTTAGAGAACTCAATAGAGTCCCCTTTGGAGTTAGTATACATTCCTATTACTGCCACGCTAACCTCCTTATCGCATTACTTGTATCGTTCGCTATTTCGCTCGGGCTAAGTTCTTTAGCTGAGTTGATAGTTTGGTTTACTGTGTAATTGTTTCCACCTTTATAGTATCCTTGCGCTCCAATGTATCCTGTTTCTAATGCAAATCTATCAGCTAGATCTGATTGTTTGAATGCGCCAACAACATTAGTAGTTAATGCATTCATTGCCGATAGTGCATAATGCGCTCCTTTATTAATACCTACAGCGATACCTTCTGGAATTGACATCGCAGCATCTCGGAACACTCTAGATGGAGAATTGATATTTAATGCACTCTTGAATCCTGATACTAAGTTGTTACATAGTCCTTTTACATTATTAACCAACGCTCCCCAAGCACCGCTAATACCATTCCATATTCCGCTAACGATATTTGAACCGATACTTACCATTTGCCCAGGTATTTGTTGAACAGTGTTTACTAAATCCGTTTTGAATTTGTTTCCGGCTTCTTTTGCTTTTGCTGCGAAATTAGTAACGAACTGAGCAGCTTTACTGATTGTCTGAGTCAGCCAACTCCAAATATTTCCTGGCAATTGCGAGAACCATTGAATTAGGTTGCTTAGGAATTGACTACCGGCTTCTATGCCTTTAGATATAGTTTCAGATACCCATTGTGCCATGAATGCAATAGCTTGAGTAAGCCATGCCCATATATTACCAGGTAGTTGTGAAAACCATTGAATAACACCTTCTATAAACGCTGG